AGTAAGTCGTTTCATACAAAGCAAAGTGACGGATTTATTTTTCCCATTGTCTTATGCTCCGTTGCTTATTTTATTTTGTTTCTAATGAGGTGAGGTTTAAATGAACAAGGAATACCAAATGGAATCAACAGAACAGCGGGCGTTCCCAATGCCCTTTGAAATACGGGCTAACGGTTTAAATAAACTTGCTCAACTGAGAGCAGAGCATTTTAAATCTGCCAATGAGCAGCTGGCTGCCTTTATGGATGATATGCGTGATAAACGCAATGAGCACTATGCTGATAATATTCGCTTACTGTCGGCGATTCTTTTTCTGGCCCATATTCCTAAGGCGCGACACGGATTGGAGTTAAATCAATTCACCCGTGAAGAAAAAATTGAGTTAATTAAGGCTGTGAATTTGATTAAGGCAGCGAGTCCATTATTGCCCAATAATTTATCACTGCCCAATTAAATAATAATAAGTACCGATTTAATTTTAATGGCGTCAACACGTCAGGGAATTCTTTTATCTAAAAATAGGAAATAAAAAATGAATATACCCGAACCTGTATTTACTCCTGTGGAAATAAACACCCATGACAACGCTGTCATTATTGAAAGTTGCATCAAACAAAATCGTGAAGATGAGAAACGTGTCAGGGCGGAACGTCACGCATCGCGTCTGCGCCACTTTGCCATGATAGCGATTCAGCAACGTTTAGATTGCTATGCCATTGCCAGCCTGCTGGAAAGCGAAGCCAGTGAAATGGAACGTCAGGCACAGGAGTGGAACTATGTTTGATGTGATTGACCGTGCTTGCCAGCACGCAGAAGAAGTGCTGGAACGCAGGATAGCAGAGCATGTAAACCGCCCTGTCAGTATTTCAGCGTTTGAGTGTGAAGACTGCGGCGAACCTATCCCCGAAATACGTCGTATTCAAGTGATTGGTTGTTCTCGCTGTGTGGATTGCCAGAGCGATTTTGAATTAATTAATAAGCATTATCGGAGTATATAAGATGGCTAATCTTCACTTTGTTAACCTTGATGAAAAATCCTTCTCTATCATCATAGATAATCAATACGATTGTATTGGCGTTATAAATGGCAATGGTAACGATTTTAATTTAGAAGCGTTAGAAAAATTCAGAAACTCTTTTGTTAGTGAAAGTCTAGGTGTTGAAAGCTTTTTTGGTATTGAAAGCTTTTTTGATAATCAGCATTTTCCTACCCGCTTTAAAAAAGGGGATTATGTCGTACTTTCTCGGGAAGATGGATGGGATTGGCTTGATGATATTGGATGCCGAATCACTGTGCTAATTGATGACGTTTATCATTTTCATAGCAGAATCAACACGAGCGATGAAATCAATGTGTTAGTTTATGCATATTCATTATTAACACCTGAGCATTTTTTTGATTCTGCTGATCACGTGATTGCCGCATATGATGCACGTCGCTCAGTGTCTGCCGGGGTTTGTGAGTGAACCCCGTACCAGAAAACAGCGGCGCATCATCCCCAACGCACCGCCAATACAGCAAATTTCAGCCAGAGATGCCACAAAACGCAACTCTGGCTGCGTGCGTTTCTCTGCCGTGGGATAAACCCATCCAGCCGATAACCCGGCCGTTTCTGACGTATGCGGAGCAATATCAAAAAGAAGAAGAGCATCGTGCGCTGGTAAAGGCAATTAAAGATCGTGCTCATGCTCAGCGATTATTAAGTCAGCAGCCTCATATTGTCCGTCTGGATGTGCAGTATCAGGCAAGTGTTTTAGAAAAAGAGCAGGGGCTTCGTCGTGCTGAGGCTTTTTTGTCTAAGACATTTGTTGACCGCATTTTACCCCGGGTTAACCTGGTCAGTGAGCGTTACCAAATCCAAGAAGCCAGTGTCGATAACGCGCATTATCTGGCGCGCTTTAATCGTATTCCGGATATGACGCGGGAAGATGTTGAGTTGCTTGCCAATGATATTGCTCAGTTTGTGCTTAAAGAACTGGAGACTGTTGCCGGAGAACGGCCAGAAGAAAGCGATCTGAAACGAGCGTATGTCTTGTATCTGCGCGCGGCGGCGATCACTCAAGCTTATCATCAGCCTGCCCCTCACTGGGATAAGCTGACAGGCCGCTTTTTTTCTGAAACTGAGGCTATTGCGGCCATTTCCCGCATGACCTCGGATAAATGGTGGTTAGGCCGCTTGCGCCGTCTGGCGGCTGAGTGGCGCGAGCATTTGCAGATATCCATTAATCGCGTCAGCAAGCAAGCCAGTATCTACGCCAGCAAAATGACCATTGCCGAATGGAAAGAACAAAAGCACCGCACCAAAGAATTTATCAAGTCCATGGAGCTGGAAGATGAAGAGGGCAACCGCATCAGCCTGATTGATAAATATTATGGCAGTGTGGCGAACCCGGCGATCCGCCGTACCGAAATGATGGTACGCATTCGCGGCTTTGAAAATATCTGTAACGAACTGGGCTACGTCGCTGAATTCTATACGTTAACCGCGCCCTCTAAATATCACGCCACAACCCGGCACGGGCACCGCAACCGCAAGTGGAACGGCAGCAGTCCGGCAGATACGCAACACTATTTAAGCGGTCTTTGGGCAAAAATCAGAGCCAAACTCCATCGTAATAATTTGCGTATCTTTGGTATCCGCGTGGCTGAACCTCATCACGATGGCACACCGCACTGGCATATGCTGTTTTTTATGCAGCCAGAACAGGCGGATCAGGTACGCGACATTATCCGTGACTATGCCTTGCAGGAAGACCGCCACGAACTGCGGACAGCAAAAGCCCTGAAAGCCCGGTTTCATGCCGAGAAAATTGACCCAGAAAAAGGCTCAGCAACAGGCTATGTGGCGAAATACATTTCTAAAAATATTGATGGCTACGCGATGGATGGCGATATGGATGATGAAAGTGGCCGTCCCATTAAAGACGCCGCTATAGCGGCCAGTGCCTGGGCGGGACGTTGGCGTATCCGTCAGTTTCAGTTTGTTGGCGGTGCACCCGTGACGGTTTACCGTGAGTTACGCCGCATGGCCGATCACGAGACAGCCATGGGGTTAAGTGTGGAGTTCGCCGCCGTGCATGATGCTGCGGATAACGGGGACTGGGCAAATTATATCAATGCACAGGGTGGGCCTTTTGTGCGTCGGGAAGATTTGGTTGCCCGCCTGTGGTATGAAACCGAGCAGGAAACCAACGCCCACGGGGAAGACGTGATCCGGATTAAGGGGGTTTTCTCGCCTTTTGTCGGGGTGGATACGCCGATATTAACCCGGTTGAAGAGCTGGAAGATTGTGCCGAAGTTGGCCGAAGCGACAGCGGAGGCGGGTTTTAGCGGTGCGTCCGCACCGCCTAGGAGTTCTGTCAATAACTGTACGGTGGCACACTGTACAGTTGATAAGGGCATGCAAGAAAGTGACCTGTGTCTGGATGAGTTTTATCACGGTTGGCTCCAGCTCAGTCAGCCAGAACAGGTAAAACGGGTGCAGGAATCGGCTAATTTACAGGTCTTAGAGGTGAGTGAGGGTTTAGCGAAGGCCTTAATCAGGGGGAACAGCATGACGGTAGAAGGTCAGCGCTATCGCTTATCGATGTTTGGCCAAATCGTCAAAGCCAGGCCGCCGTATACAGAAAGAACAAAATTACTGCTAAATAGGTTAAGTGAAATTCCCCGTATCAGTATGAATAATAAAGAAAATAAGGGTGAGCTTAAAGGCCGTCAGCCGGGTATTTTGCAGGGAATATCTGAAAATACCACATTAATCACATAACTTACTATTTCTTAATGAAATTAATTCAATTGCTAATTATATTATTGGCTGTTCATGCGTACAGTATTATAAATGATGGAGCTATGATGTTTGATTCTTTGGATAAATTTGCTCTTTTAGAACGTATTGAATTAATTGCTAAAGTTGGGGGTTCGGAAGGTTGTAATGATCGGGATAGGCAAGTGGCGTTATATTGGGTTGGTGAAATGGTAGAACAGATTAAAGGGGAGCTGGTGATAGAAAAGCCACTCAATAGTGGCTCAAG